TCACTGTTTCACTGCCGTTGCACTGGCGCGGTTCGCGTTTCGTGCTTCGGCAATTTTGCGGCTGGTCTCAAGTCCGTCGCCGCGGCTGTATTTTTTCGTCATTTTTGTCGTCGAGTGCGTAGCCAGGCTGCTGGCAAGTTCCAGCGATCCGGTGGCCTCAACTGTTTCTGAAACCGCGCCTGCGCGCGAGTCCATCGACCAGACGTTGGAAGGAACGCCGGCCTTGTCTCTCACCTTGCGGTATTTCTCCGCGTAGCGATTTTCCCAATACGGCTTGCCGTGATCTTCATCTATCACGATCGGGCCTATCTCAGGTATCGTGTAGGCCTTGAGGGCCTCGACGACGAGCGGCATGGCTTTCAGGTCGCGAGCGACCTCTGCATTGTTCTTGCTGGTCTTCAGCTTCAAGATCAGATCCCTGGTGAGGTTCTGTGCTGTTGGGCCTTTCCAGCGGAACGCGCCGCCTTCTTCCGGCGGTGCCCACTCGCCGATCACGTCGATGCGGCGGAGTGCCGTTTCGAACTTCAAGGCTTCGACGAAGCCGATGGATGGGCATTTCAGTTCCGCGCTCTGTTTCACGATCGCGAGGCACTGGTCGTAAGTCATCGCCACATCGCGCGATGCTGGAAGCTCAAACCGCATGTCTGATAGAATTTCCCGCGCTTGCTTGCAGCCGCGAAGCCGCTCGCCAGCGCCATAGGAAAGGACAATGCGCAGAAGCTTCATTGCACCGCTTGCCCGACGATGGCCCTTTTTCCTCCACTGGCTAAACCAGCGGCTGAAATCGGACCCGCGCAGGGCGTTGATGTCTCGATCTCCAACGTTCTTGGTAAGCACCCGCAGGCTCGGTTCATAGTCGCGGATGCGTGTCGAGTGTTTGACGCTATGCCAAGAGCTGGTCTTGTCGTGGCGGTAACGCTCGATGAGCGATTTGATCGTGCCGTCGAACATCGGCTCCGCTCCCAGCTTCCTGACTTCGGCTCGCAGCTCGTTCGTCAGGCGCTGGCATTCGGCGCTGATCTGGTCATCGGTCCAATCGTCCGGCAGTCGAATGATTGAAAGGCTTTTGGAAGATCCTTTCACCGCTCGCGCCGGATTCCAATAGTGGACGGGTGTACCGTCCTTCCTTGGCCGGCATTGATAGCCTGGCCTGTCAGTCCTCATCCCAGTTCTCCTTTCCATCGGGGGCGAAATTGCCCGATGGAAGAATGGCGAGCGAATTGCCTTCGCCGTCAACCAGTTTCTCTGGGTCGGTCGGCAGGATAGTGGCGATGAGCGTCTTCATATCCATCTGCACGACAGATCCGGCGCGCGCCGCAGCCTTGAAGATTCGCTCCATATCGGCTTGCTTGAAGGCGACCTTGCTCACCTGGGCTCCTCCGTTTTCGCTTGCGGCGGTGTGTTTTCAGCCTTGGTCATGCGGCACCTTCGAAAAGAGAGGGATGCTTTTCAGCATTGAGGCGGGACGAGCACTGTGGGTTGATCCAAAGGACCTCGGTACGGTCGAGAGCACCATCCGCATGGGCGGCGATCTCGACACGTTCCCACGACGAAAGACGGCTGTCGTACGTCTCGCTCGGGTAGCCGGATAGGACCACGGCTGCCCGGCACTCGACTATCCGATCGAGCAACTGATCATGCTCTTCGTCGGTCAGCTCGTGCTTGTAAGCGTGGTAAGCTTGCCCGCCTTTACGCTTCTGTGAGCGCGTGTCTGGAACGTAGGGTGGATCGAGGTAAATCAGCGCCTCGTCTTCGTCGTAGCGGTCGATGACCTGGAAGGCGGTACGGTTCTCGATCAGAACGCCCTTTAGCCTGTCCGTCACCGCCTGCAGTGCCGCCGGCAGTGTGGGCCATTCGCCGGCCGGCAATGCTCCACCTCGATTGACCATGCTGGCCCGGAAGCCAGTGCTCTTACGGCTGACCGCTGAGCTTGAACCGTGGCCCATATAGGAGCGGACGATCAGCTTCCGGGCACGCTCAACGGGCGCGTCAGCGGGCTGAAACGCTTCGTCGTATTCCTCTCGCGAGAAAGGCGTCAACTCGATCAGCCGGCGCAATTCGGTGGCGTTATCGGTATCTCGCAGAACCCGAAAGAGGTTGACCACCTCGCCATCCAGATCGTTGTAGCATTCTCCCATAGAGCGCGGCTTGCGCAGGAGAACCGACGCGGCGCCGCCGAACGGCTCGACATAAAGTCGGTGCGCCGGAAAGTGGCTGATGATCCACGGCGCCAAGCGCCACTTGCCGCCAAGATATCTTAGAACTGGGCGGCTCGGCGTCATGGCTGATCCTCCGCGGTCAGTGCTTTGGCGACGATTGCCTGCCATGCCTGCTTGATCTCGGCTTGTGCCTCGAGATCGATCGCATGGATGTCTTCGCCAGCGCGCATCACGACGAGGTTAGTTTCGCCCTGAGCGTCGAAAAGCCATTTAAGAAAACGTCTGTCCCGAAGGTCCGTGAAGATTCTCTCGACAGCCTCTGCGGCCTTGGCATTCACGTCCACATTCGTTTCGGGCGGTGTGTTCATGATATCGGCACGCTTGGCGGCCTGCCAGGATGCTACGGCTTCCGGCCCTTTGTCGAAAACTTCATCGGGCGTAATGAAGTCCAGATAGGTCGGGCCGTCATTCGTTTGCGGCGGTGTGTTTTCGGTCTTGGTCATGCTGCCTCGCTTTCGGAGCTGCAGTAGGTGCCGCACTCCACGTCATACTCTTCGGGTTCGATGTCCTCGAACATGTCGGGATTGGCCGCGACCTCGGCAGCAAGCCCCGCGATGCTGTCGCGCTTGTCGAACCAGCCTCGCTCCTGCTTGCCTTTGTGCTGGCTCTCATTGGCGGCCCACCAAGGGGCGCACGCCGGACGCTGACGGATAATCCGTTTCTTGATGCCGCGACCTTTCAGGAAGCACAGATCGCAGTTGCCTTCCCAAGGCTCTAACCCAAGATCAAAGGGCTGCTTGCGCCAAAACTCCATGACATCGGCTTTCCGGATTTTCGCGCTGGCAAGTGGATAAACCACTTTGCGGCCGCGCTTCCCCGCGTTCTCAAGCCCGCGAAATATGCGGATGCCCTCGTCATCCCGCAGGCCAATAACCTCGCTGTATTCACCGGGCACAAGGCCAAGCGAAGTTGCGAAATCTGTCATCGGCTGGACTTTAAGCAAGGCTGTGCACCAACGCTCTTTCCAGTTGGGCAGTCGCTGTTTCTTGTCGATCAGCGCCTGGAAAGGTTCGCCATTCCGGCTAGCGCTGTTGTAGCCAACAAGTTCGAAGCCGGGCGCGGCGCTGCGATACTCAATCCAGTTGATCGCAACGTTCCAGCGCGTTCCGCATTCATGGACGAAGCGCAGGGTTTCCTCGCGCTCCTTGCCGGTGTTCGCAAAGTTCACATGCACATCAGCCGGCAGCGAGCCGCTGTGAGCGGCGATGATCTGGTGGAGCATGTATGCCGAGGTTCTGCCGCCCGAAAACGAGATCATCGCTGGGCCTGTTATCAGATGCGGATTAGTCATCAGCTTGGCCCCGCGTATGCGTTGAGGGGGATGGGGCGAGGTCACGACCCTCGCCCCTAGCCGTCTGACCGGTTCGGGTACGGTCTCCCGGCGACGGCTTATCCGAAAGGGCAGCACGCAGCACGGCTTCAGCGGCTCCGCGAAACAGTTCTGCATCAAGCTTGCCGATGCGCTCGGCGAGCGCCTGGGCGCCCTGGTCAATCATACCCTGGTTGATCATGGGAAGTTTCTCCATGCGTCGTACTCGGCGCGCAGGGACTTCCAGCGCGCGGCGGCTTCGGGATTGGTGTTGAGTTCGGAGCGCGACTTGATCTGCAGCAGCTCACGCACGGCAGAGATGACGCGCTCGCCATCGGCGGGGTCGATGCCCTTTTGTTCGGAGAGGAACTGCCGAAAAGCGAACTCCTCGCACTTCATCGCGCATTCAGCAGCGAAGTTCGGCGTCTGCTCCTTCTTCTGCAATTCCTTCTTCAGGTCGCGTACGGCCTGACCGGCGCGCTGGAGCAGCCCCAGCAGGAAGCCTATGTCGGCATGCGCATGCAGGATGAAATCGCGGTCCTGATAGCCGCATTCCTGCGTGAGCTGCAGCACCGGGACCTGCGCTGTGCGCGGGATCAGGCGTGCAATCAGATACTCTTCCGATTGGCCGCCAAGCTGGAAAGCCCAGTCGTGGCTGCTTTCGCTGTGGCGGAACCGGATCTTCTCCAGACGATCAACTTCCTGCTGGGTCGCCATCAGAGCTTCCTCGGCATAAGAATGAAGTGTTCGTTCGCCTCGATCGTCGGACGAAACAGGCCGGGTCGCGTGGCGTCTGACAGGTGAATAGCTACATCCTGCGTTCCGATGCAGGACAGCATGGCGGTCAGATATCGACCATTGAAGCCGATATCGATCGGATCGCCATCGAAGTCGATTGGAACTTCCTCATCGGCATCCTTGCCTTCGGACGTTTTCAGGCTCACGCGGATAGAGCCACGCTCGAACTGCAGACGAACAGTGTCCTTTTCCAAATCGTTGGCGACCAGGCACACGCGGGATACGGCAGCCTTCAGGCTGGATACGGGTGCGACGGCCGCATGATTGCTCAGCGGGGGAATGATCTGCGCGTAGCCGGGAAAGGTACCCTCGATCAGCTTGGATATCAGCGTGACGCCACCGCAGCGGATGCGGATCATTGCATCGGTGATCGTGAATTCGGCTTTGCCCTTACGCTCGCCGAACAGCTTCTTGATGGCCTTCACAGTTTTGAGAGGCACAATGGTCGAGGGAAAATCTACGGTCCGTCCAGCGCCAATGCGCGAAACAGCGAGATTATGCCCGTCGCACCCGACGACAGCGATAAGGTCGCCGCTCTCGGGGTGAAGGCAGGCGCCAGAGAGATACTGGCGCGTTTTATCTTCGCGGATGGCATAAGTGACCTTGCCAAGCGCATCGATAAACGGCGGTATATCCAGATCGAAGCCTTCCCCGGTCACCTGAGCGGCGATCGAAGGGAAATCCTTCTCCGGAAGCGTGAGAAGAGAGAACTTGGATCGTCCGGACAGGATGCGGACCTGATCGGGGAAGGCTCCGGTCGTGAATGCGATCTCTGCGTTTTCCGGAAGGTTGCGCACGATTTCTCGCAGGTCATTGCCGCTTACGGTCAAGGCCGTCAGCGTTCCCTGATCGAGCAACTCGCAAGATGTTTCGACCTCGATGCCAAGGTCGGTCCCGCGCAAAAGCAGGTCTCCCTTGTCGGCACGCAGAAGGACGTTTCCAAGAATCGGGATCGTGGCTTTGTGGTCAACAGCCTCGAACACGGCATCAAGTGCCGGCTGGATGGCGGAACGATGGACGCGGAAAAGCAATGTATCAGCCACGGCTATCACCGAACGGCTGGCAGCGGCGGGCGAGCTGCAACTCGTGGGCGGGGGGGCGCAGATTGCAGGTGGTGCCGAACATGTCGTAAAGCATCTGCAGGATTTCGCGCTGCGGCTCGCCATCTGCGACGGCGCGATACAGCTGCTCCATGTCAGACTTTGCGTCGGATCCGCGCAGATGGGTTTCTTCCAGTTTAAGCGACATCGTCGTCTCCCTGATCAAATGCAGCGAGCCAGACGCGAATGGCGCTGGCGAGGTCGCGGTCTTCGTTCGAGCCGCGCGCGTCGATGGTGAAGAGGGCCGCCTGAAGGATGTCCTCCAGCGTTTCGCCGCTCATGACCAATTCGTCATCACCCATAATTTCGCCTTCCAGCAGGCGGATCACCGCGTTGCTGAGCTGCGACGAGGCGGCGGCCGTGCAATCGGCGGCCTCAGCGAACTTGCGCAGCTGCCAGTCCTTGGCCTCGCTTTTGGCGAGGCGGGTGCGTTGCTGCGGTACGGTGACCGGAAATTCCAGAACCTTAGCCATGGCGGCGCACCTCGCTGACCATTTCCACGCCCTTGATGCGGACGGTGTAGCGCTTGCGGACATGCTTGCGGGCATCCTCTTCGCAGGCTGCCTGCACATCGTGCTCGACGCCGCCGGCGCAGATGACGCGATACTGAAACATCGGCACGCGGCGGGGCGGGAGCGGCTCCATGACGGGCGGGTTGCGCTCGAAAACAAAGCGATGGTCCATCACAGTGCCCCCACGACCTGAAGGCCTGTCGATATGACGACGGCAAACAGCGCTACGGCAGTGCCGAGGCCGAAGACTGCGCCTTCGATGCTGGGGCGTTGCTTGGTGAAGGTGCCGAGATCCGTGCGGCGCACGTCTGGCGTCATGGGGGTAATCTGGATCATGCGAATGGCTCCCAGTTGATCCGTTTGGGATGCCGCCCGAGGCGTCGGGCGGACACCGAAACTGATCAATCAGGCGGCGCGACCTGCCGGGACCGAAGCGCGGACAAACCGCGTGCTCGCCGAGACGGCGTAAGCGCGGGCTTCGTCAGCGACGTCGTTCAGTTGCGCGTTCGTGATGCCCAAAGTGGTCTTCAGATCTTCTGAGGTGCAGCCTTCCCCGAGGCGACGCATCGTTTCGCCGACGCAGGCGACCCGCTCGGAGCGGTCCTGGCACTGAGCGTAAGCTTTGTGGTTTTGGAATTGCATATGGATCTCCTGTTGCTTTCTGAGTTTCGCTCAGCGGCGGCACAGGAATAATAAAAGCTCAACTCATTTCTTTTTGCAAGTGAAACTTTCATTTTAAAAATTGCACAAACGATTCGACTCGGTCGGAGAATGCGTCAATAATAGAACGCAACAAGAACGTCTTGAGAGGATGAGATGCAGCATGGCGCTGAAGCAAGGCTGTCCGATGTGGTCTCGATTGCGATTGAATGCGTAGATTGCGGACATTCGAGATGGGTGCGGCCGGAGCATTTGGCGCGCAGGGGTTTTAGTCTAAACGCCACACTCAACGAACTCGGCAGCAAGCTTTTTTGTTCTGCTTGTCGCGCGGATGGTCTGCCAGGGAAAAGCATCTCAATGCAGGCAGCATTTCACTGTGAGCGCACGCGTTTGGCTGCCGAAACCGCTGTGATCTCTAGAAGCCGTAAAGCTCGCGGAGCGGGATGATGCGCCACATATTTTTGAGCCTATATGCATCAAAGCGAACTTCCCCAGCTGGGTTGTATTGTTCGCAGATCAATTCAGATTTGGTTCTTTGTACGAGTTTTTTGACATAGGCTTTGCCATGAGCCTCGCCGTCGTCAGGGTACATCTCGATGACAACGTGATCGCCGGGAACGGGTGAGCGACCGCCGCAATATAGCAGCTCGCCTATGTCATAACGTGGGATCATGCTTCCGGTTAGAACGTGTGTGGCAAATACGTTAGTAAGGTGGGCAATCCCGGGTGGGCGCCGTACGTAGCCCGCGATTTCGCCGTTTAGGCTGAAATCAGCGTCATCGCCGCCTGCCACTCCACCTAGAAGCTTCACATCAAGCGGGCCGACCTGGGGAGCTGCTAGTTCGGTGACGATTTCAACTTCTGTAGGTACAGGGCCATCGTCTAGGAATTTAACGTCGCCTTTTCCTAAGGCTGATGCATCAACACCTAGAAATTCAGCTGTTTTTAACAGGTTTTCTGTGGACGGCATATTCCGTCCGAGTTCCCAGTTGTTGACCGCTGCAACATCAATTCTGAGGTGTTCTGAGATCGCGCGCATTGGGAGTTTCCGGCCTTTTCGAGCCAGTCTTATCGCGGATCCAACTATGGCGGCTTTCTCATTTTTCATAGTTGCTATTGAAAGTGAAACTTGTCCGAGGTCCATGTAAGAGTACCTTGCTTTAATTTATGAGTTATGCTTAGTCTGTTTTATGAGCAAAGCAGCGACAGCGACTGATGCCTTGAAGCGAGCCCGGACGGCAGCCGGTGGCGCGAGCACGATTGCTCGCTCACTTGGCGTATCGCCTCAGGCCGTCCTCCAGTGGAGGGTTGTTCCGCCGGAGAGGGTTCTGGAAGTCGAGCGATTGACCGGGGTTTCCCGGTACGATCTCAGACCCGACGTATTTGGACCAGCACCTGAGGCTGCGGAATGATGCGCCTCTCAATATTTCCCCAGCGCGGAACCTCCCGCCGCGCCACCTGTCGCCGGGGCGGCGGACCTTCAAGCCCCGGCGAACTCTCTCTTTGCTCAATTCCTTGCCCATGCAGGCCTCCGTGATCTGATGGGTAATCAATAAACCGCCGACCGGCGGCCAATCACGGAATCCGTTCTGTTCAATTTTTCCTTGATCACACTCAGGGGTGTTTTCGTGCGCTCAATTCGCAGCATTCTCGATGCCGACATTCTTGCCCTGAAGGGCGCCACCGATGCCTGCCTCACGCTTGGCGGCGGTCCGACCTCCTTTGCGCATATGACCCGCGTGGGTATCTCGACACTCTCGAAATACGCCTCTCCCTCCGACGAGTGGCACGAAAACGTGGTGCCGATCGACATCGCAGTCGAGGCCGACAGGCGGGCGAAAACGCCGATCATCGTTGGCGAAGCGGCGCGTATCCTCGGTTATCGCCTGGTGCCGGACGACGGCGCTATGCCCGAGGCCCGCAAGATCAGCGATTGCGACGTGATGGACCTCATGAAAGAGGCGACCGACGTTTTTGTTGCGCTGCGCGAAGCGCGGGCGGACGGGCGGATCTGCGCCGGTGACCGCGAAGCCATCGAAAGGCAGTTGCGCGAGCTTGAGCGCGAGATCGCCGAGATCCGCGTCAACATGGCGGAGGGCTGAGAGATGGATTTTCAGCCGATCGGTTTTGCAGCTCGTGCCTTTCTCCGCCGATTCAGGGATGCGGGCGCGCCTATCACCGTCGAGGGCAGCGAATTGAGCTTCGCAAAGACCTGCCTCGATGCCGGATATCTGACGCGCATCGGCGTGCGCGGATACGTTTTCCAGATCTCCGATGAGGGCATCGCCTACCTCGACCGCCTGACGAGGTGCGAGTGATGAACATCCTTGCGCCACCGACGAGCGCCGAAGTCATGCGCTTCTTCGATGCTCTGCCAGACCGCATCCGCCTCGCCATCGCGCAGGCGGATTTTGCATATGACCCGAGGGAGATCGCCGAGCGTCTGGCCAATGGCCGCCGGATCGAGACGGTTGCCCGCTCAATCGAAACACGGAGCGCAGCGCGATGAGCGGCCCGATAAAGGCGGGCGATCACGCTCGCACAATTCTTGATGCCGTTCTTCGTGACGGTTTTTACCAGTGCCAGAGCAAGCAGGAAGCTGCGGCCTGCAACCGGATGAACGGGCGGGGTCTGCTGGTCAAAGACAAAAAGGATGGCTGGAAATTCTATCCAAGCGACAAGCTGAAAGCCGGCGAGGAAAAGGCGCAAGTTACAGCGGCGCCCGCCGATGGCGCAGCGCGGTCTGCCTTCAGCCGCGCCATTGACACTATCCAGATCGGTACGCGCTTGCGGCCGGTCAATCTGGCGGACGTGGAGAAGCTGAAGGTTTCGATCAGCGAGCACGGGTTGAAAACGCCGATCTCGGTTTACGGCGCCCCTGATGCTGCCATCGTGAAGCTTTCGGCCGGCGGTCACCGTCTGGAGGCGATGAGGCAGCTTGGGCACACGCATATCGACTGCTTCCATGATGTTGGCGAGGAACTAGATGCAGAGCTTTGGGAAATCGACGAGAACCTTGCCCGATCGGAACTGACGGCGGCAGACCGGGCGCTGTTCATGCACCGGCGCAAGGAAATCTACCTGATCAAGCACCCGGAGACGGCGCAGGGCGCGACCGGTAGGCGTGGGTATGAAAAAGGTGGACAAGTTGTCCACTCTTTTGCGCAGGCGACGGCGGACGCGACGGGTCAGGATGCGAGGACGGTTCGTCGGGACGCGGCGCGCGGCGCTAAGATCAGCGAACTGGCGTTGCACCATCTGCGCGGAACGCGTCTCGATAACGGTGTTTTCCTCGATCGCCTGAAGCTAGTGCCGGAAGGCAACCAGGTTTTGTACGTAAAGGCCGCGCTGGAGGAGGAAAAGCGCAAGGCGCAGGACGTAAAGGAAAACCGCACGGCGAAAATGCAGGTTCGGCGCGAGGTGCGCACGGGCATGCTGAACATGATCGCCGAGCAGGGCAAGCTGAATGCCGGGGACATGCCGCGCGCTGCATTTGCGCTGGGTTATGCGGACTTCCCCTGGGAGCAGGAGGCCTATAGCGACGAGACCGGGCAGGACAAGGGGCTGATGTACCCGTCCATGACCGTGGAAGACGGCATGGCGCTTTGCGCTGGAGACCGCAGCCCGTTCACGCCCGATGCAAAGCTCTATTTCTGGACGACCACGAACCGCATGCGTGACGCCATGCGGATCATCGAGGCGTGGGGCTTCCAGTACGTGACGGCAATCACGTGGGACAAGGTCAATATCGGCATGGGTCGCGAGGTGCGCGACCGGACCGAACACCTGCTGATCTGCAAGCGCGGCAATTTCCCCGGTATCGATCTCTATACACCGAAGCCGCCGAGCCTCTACACCGAGGTGAAGACCGAGCACAGCCGCAAGCCGGTGTGGTTTGCGGAAGAGATCGAGAGGCTGCACCCGACCATGCGCAAGCTGGAGCTTTTCCAGCGCCGCGAGAGCGTTGCTGATGGCGATATCCGCCTGAAGGGCAACTGGCATTTCTGGGGATTCGAGGCCGGTACGCCGGAAGCGCAGGAGGCGGCGGAATGATGCCAGCCCTGCTTTCCACGGACATATGCGACTGCAGCACGAACCGCGAGCGGGCCGAGTGGCTGCTGCGCTGCCCGCTGGATCGCCTCGTGACCGACGAGGCGTTCATTCGGCGCTGGCTGCAATCCTACGGCTTTCGCGATGGGCTTTCCTATCTCGACACGATGGTATCGGTGCTGCGCGAGGAGCGCCGCGAGGATGGAAATCTGTTGCATTCCATGGCCTTTGCCACCTGCAACGGGCGGCTGGCGCGATGGGTGCGTGAGAATTCGGCGGAGGATGCAACATGCGCGTCCTGATCGGCTGCGAGACCTCTGGCGTGATGCGCCGCGCCTTCGATGCGCTCGGGCATGATGCCTGGTCGTGTGATCTGCTGCCCGCTGACGATGGCAGCAACCGCCATATCATCTGCGATGTTCGCGACCTGTTGAATGACGGCTGGGACCTTCTGGCGGTCATGCATCCGCCTTGCACGCGGCTGTGCAATTCCGGCGTTCGCTGGCTGAGCGTTCCGCCTCCGGGCAAGACGCGCGAGCAGATGTGGGCGGAGCTGGACGAGGGCGCGGCGATGTTTTCCGATTGCTGGAATGCGCCCATCGAGCGCATCGCCATCGAAAATCCTGTCATGCATCGGCACGCAAAAGCGAGGATCGTGAACTACCAGCAGCCGGCGCAGACCGTGCAGCCATGGTGGTTCGGTGATCCTGCTTTCAAGGGCACGTCCTTCTACCTTAAGGGCCTTCCGCCTCTGGTTGCGACAGACCGATTGACGCCGCCAAAGGCCGGCACGGACGAGCACAAGGCGTGGTCAAAGGTCCATCGGGCGCCCCCCGGGCCTGACCGCTGGAAGACGCGTTCCAAGACATTTCCCGGTATCGCGATCGCTGCGGCGGCGCAGTGGGGCGGGCATGCATATGAGGTGGCGGCGTGAGCATCATGATCATGAGCCGGCTGTTCAGGATGAACCTCGGCGGCTGCAACAGGAAGCTTCTGGCGGTACGTCTGGCTGATTTTGCCGACGACGACGGGCGTGGCATTTACCCCAGCGTGAAGCGCATGGCGAGCGAGACCGAGCTTTCCGAACGCACGGTGCAACGCATTCTGGCAGATTTCGTGCAGGAGGGCATCCTCGTCGTGGTGCGTGGCGCGACAGGCCGCCCGGGTATTGCCACGGCCTACGATTTCGATCTTGAGCGCCTTTATGCGTACAAGCCGGGGCAGACGGGTGACACGGTGTCACCCGTTGAGAAGGCTGAGACGGGTGACAATCGTGCAGAGACGGGTGACACCAGCGACGGAGACGGGTGTCACGGTGACACCCGAACCGTAATAGAACCACCATTAGAAACATCAATTGAGAGAGAGGGCGCGTGCGCGAGCCCTGAAGAGGATCAAAAGAAGATCGAGCGTGCCTTTCTCAAGTGGCACCCGACTTGGCCCTCGTATCCGGGTGGTAGCCACGAGGCTGCACGGAAGTGCTGGCACGACCTGACGCCTGATCAGCGAGCAGCCTGTATCGAAAAAACACCTGCATTCGTAGCAGCGGTGAAGGCAGCCAAGGGTGGTAAATTCACTTACCCGGCGGTTTACCTGAAAGAGCGCGCATGGGAACGACTGGAAGATCCAAGGGATGAGATCGGCCCGCCGACAATCCATGAGCCTTTTAGTCAGCCATGGATGGCGATGTTCCTCGCCGAGTTGTCGAAGCCGATGGCAACGGCGTGGCCGGCCATGACCAGCTTCCAGCGCAGGCATGCGGAAAGCGGACCTGAAGCGGCACGGTCTGTCGATCTGGAGCGTCGGTCCAAATATGGCTGGCCGAAGGCGTCCCGCATGATCTCGGAACGGAAGCCCATGACTGTTCCAGCGCTCCTGGTCGGTCTGTCTGAGACGTTCGTAGGTGTTGATCCTGCTGGTGATCTGGCGGCCCGTTGGCAGGCAATGGCAGAGAACGCAGGCATGCCGTGGCCAACCTCTGGGCTCAATCGCCTTCAGGTTCCGGCAGGCGAGCCTGAAGAGGCTATGGCGAAATTCAGAGACATGTTGGCGAAGGAGCGGAGCAATGACGATGCAGCATAAGCGCGGTTCATTCTGGGCGTTCAAGGGTCAGGAAGTCGAGATTCGTGAGTTCGCGCTCGCCAAGATGGCGAATGCCAGCCGCTCGATGGAGATCAGAATCAGCCACGTGAGCATGGCGGCGAAGCGAATCGCGGACGAAAACCCGGAGCTTGCAGGCTGGTTTTGCCTCAAGATCGCAGCCGGTCGTGAGTTTTATGTGGAAGATGCGCTGAAAAAAGAGGGTGTGGAGGCGCTGGTTCCCACGCGGAAAGGCGATAAAATCATGAAGCGCCACCGCATCATTCCTGCTCCAACGCTGCCTGTACTGCCCGGTTATGTGCTCGTAAGGTGTGTCCCTTCACCCGCAGCGATGGCCGGTTTGAGGCGCTTCGACAAGGTGATTGAAGTGGTCGGGACGGCGCTTTCTCCGTACCGAGTACCTGAGAAGTTTGTGAGCAAGTTCATAGCGAAAGCGCAGAGCGGCGACTACGATCACCGCAACGCACCCGGTATCACATATGTGGTCGGAGAGCCGGTCAGGGTCATCGACGGACCGTTCGCGTCCTTCTCTGCAAAGGTGCTTGAGCAGGACGTGCAGAAGTGCCGTGTGTGGGTCGAGGTTGATATCTTCGGTCGCAGCACGCCGGTAGAATTGGATATTGCGCAGATCGAAAAAGTGTGAGTAAAACTCGATCCACGGATGATCCTCTGATCCTGATTGCGAGCCTTTGAGTGATCGGCTTTGACCGAGAGCGAGTGTAGCGAAAGCTACCAGGTGGGTACGCCGGGAGGACCCAAGCCCAACGATCTCAAGTGAGATACTGATTCAGGGCTAGTGCTACTGCTATGACCAGATGATGAGGCGACCGAGAGGTCGCCTTTTGTCGTCTTAGGATATGGCATCTCGTCTCAAGTCTCTTCCTCCTCGGCTGACCTCGATGCCGTCACGGCTCGGTCGTGCACCTAGTGATGAGAAGGCAAGGCATCGGGAGCGTGACGCCAATCTGGAACATCGCAAGTGGTACAAGACGGCGCGTTGGCAGAAGCTTCGCATGTCCGTGCTGGTTCGTGATCTCTTCACCTGCAAGATGGTCGGCTGCGGCAAGATCATGGCTGATACGTCGCAGCTCGTTGCCGACCATAAGACGCCGCACCATGGCGATGAGCGGTTGTTCTGGGATGATCAGAACCTGCAGTGCTTATGTAAGCCATGCCACGACAAGCTGAAGCAACGGGAAGAGCGGGCCAATGGCTGGTAGCCTCAGACCTTTGTGCGTCTACTGCGAAGAGGTGGGATGTGATCTCGTCCTTAACTTCGATGACGTCGAGCCGGGTCGGGACGATATGCCGATCTGTAACGACTGCCTGAAGCTGATGTTCGACAAGGTCTTCAACTCGACCGGTTCAGAGCCAGAGGGTGCGACGGTCCACTAGGGGGGGGGCGGGTCGAAAGTCTGGAACCCCCTTGGCGCCTAGACCCGCGTCCCTCCCTTTCAGAGATTTTATTTCCTGTGGCAGACGAAAATTCTGACGACGATGCAGTCTTTGACATGTTCGGTCACCGGGTCCAACCGATCCGCGACAGACGTGGGCGACCATCGTTCAAAAAAGACAAGGATAATCAGGACTTTGTAATGGTCCGTGTCGCCGCTGGATGGACGCATAAGCGCATCGCGGAAGACATGGGTATCGACGAGAAGACGCTTCGCAAACATTTTTCCCGTGAGCTGGAAAACGGTGCGGTGTTCGTAGACGGCCTGATGCTGGATGTTCTGTTCAAGAAAGTTCGCGAAGGACATACGCCATCGATCCGCCAGTTGCGCGAGCGGCTTGCGGAGGCCGGTCCGCTTGCTCCTCGTAACAAACCATCTGCCGAAGAAGACGATGATGACGTTGAGGAGAAGGCTGCGCCTCTCGGCAAGAAAGAGCAGCGCCTTCAGGATGCACAAGCCATCCCGGATAATTACGGCGATATCTTCGCGAGAATGGGTCGAAAGCACTGATGCATGAAATCCCGTTCTCCTGTCCTGACTGGTTTCAGAAGCTGCAGGACGGGAAAACGCCGATCCCTCAGTTGCCGCTTGATGAGGTTCGGGCAGAGTGTGCCGTTGCCTTGTTCAACATGCTGCGCGTGCCAGACATTCCCGGCATGCCGACTATGGGGCAGGTCGCCGGAGAGTGGATGCGCGATATCGTCCGCGTGGCCTTCGGTTCGGCTGATCCAAATACCGGCAAGCGTTTCGTCGGCGAGATCTTCAACCTGGTACCGAAGAAGAACGGTAAGACCACGAACGCTGCGGCGCTTGGCTTGATTGCGTTGATGATGAACACCCGCCCGAACATCGACGGCATGATCGTCGGGCCGACGCAGGAAGTCGCCGAAAAGTGTTTTGAGCAGGCCGTGGCGATGATCCGAGCTGACGATTATCTAGATCGCCGCTTCAAGGTCATTGAGCACAAGAAAACCATCCTCGACCAGCACGTCGATCCTGAAACCGGCATTCGCATGAATGCCAAACTCAAGATCAAGAGCTTCGATCCGAAGGTGGTTACCGGCTCAATCCCGGCTTTCGCCATCCTCGACGAGCTGCATGTCATGGCGCACGCGAGCTTTGCCAGTCGCGTGATTGGCCAGATCCGGGGAGGGATGATCACGAATGAGGAAAGCCTCCTCATCATCATCACGACGCAATCCGAAGTTCCGCCATTCGGCGTGTTCAAGGACGAATTGCAATATGCTCGCGGGGTTAGGGACGGTCGGATTACCGAGGGTGTGCGGATGCTGCCCATCCTCTACGAGTTTCCGGAAGCGATGCAGATCTCGCCAGAAAAGCCTTGGAAAGATCCGGCCAACTGGCCTTGGGTTCTTCCTAATCTTGGGCGTTCCATCACGGTGGACAGGCTCAAATCGGAGTGGCGCACGGCGCAGGATAAAGGTGAGGGGCCGGCCAGAGAATGGGCATCACAGCACCTTAATATCCAGATCGGCCTGGCGATGCATTCTGATCGTTGGATCGGTTCTGACTATTGGGAGAGGGCTGCCGATCCCCGGATCACCTACGAATACATCAAGGCCAATAGCGATGTTGTCGTGACAGGTGGTGATGTCGGCGGTCTGGATGATCTTTGGGGGCTTGCCGTGCTTGGCCGGCACAAGGTCACTCGCCACTGGATGCTTTGGGTCAAGGGCTGGGCGCAGCAGATCCTATTGGAGCGCCACAAGGAAATAAACGAGGCATTGCGCGGCTTCAAAGATGATGGTGACCTCGTCATCTGCGAGAGGGTAACGCAGGACGCCGAAGAAGCTGCTGCAATCATCGTTGATCTGAGAGACGCCGGACTTCTTCCGGAAAAGGGAGGTATCGGCCTTGATCCTGCCGGCGTGCCAGCCCTGTTGGAAGAGTTGGCATTCCATGGGGTCGGATCGCCTTGCACGCAGTCAGTCAGTCAGGGTTACAAACTCTCGTCAGCAATCTTCGGTGTCGAACGAAAGCTGGCTGACGGGACGCTGAAGCACTGCGGTTCACCCCTTCTGAACTGGTGCGTCGGAAATGTCATGGCGGAAGCACGTGGCAGCAACATCTACCTGCACAAGCGCACGAACAGCTCAAAGATTGACCCTCTGATGGCAGCTTTCAACGCCGCTGAGATGATGAGCTACAACCCCGAGGCAGCTTCTGTGTTCGATGCAGAGGCTTGGATAGCGAGTTACGCATGAACCGGTTCGGGCGAATTATGGCGCGCCTCAGTGGCGTGAAGGACATCGAACCGTGGCGTTCCGGCGCTGCCTCGACCGAGAACGGCGATAATTTTACGACCAATCAGGTTACTTTGGCCGATTGGCAGGATGGTCGATACGGGCAGGCGAACGCGGCAGTCGGCCTTTCGGCCACATGGGCTTGCGTCCAGTTGATCGCAGGCACGATCGCCTCTCTTCCGTTGATGATTTATCGCACGGAAAACGGCGTGCGTACCCTGGCGAAAGATCATCCGCTGTACTTCGTGCTGCATGACAGCCCGAATTTTGACCAGACGGCGGTGGATTTCTGGGAAGTGATGGCCGCCAGCGTTGAGCTTTACGGCAATGCCTATGCATTGATCGAGCGGCGAACCGGCGGCATCGTGACGGCGCTTCATCCGGTTCGTCCAGACAGGATGAAGGTTACTCGCAAGCTGGATGGCGATCTGGAGTATTCGTGGTCGGATAATGGCCGCAGTTACGTCCGGCGCAGCGCAGATGTTCTCCATATCCGTGGTCCATTGGGTGATGGTATTTCCGGGTCGTCGACGCTTTCTATCTGCAGCAGCGTTTTTTCGGATGCGATGGCCGCAGAAGATGCGGCCGGCTCGATGTTCAAGAATGGCGTCAATCCCGGTGGCGTTCTCTCGACGAAGCCTGACCAGCAACTTTCGAAAGAGCAGCGGGGGGACTTGGAGCGGATCTTGCAAGAGCGTTATGTCGGCGCGATCCGCTCCGGCCGCCCGATGCTGCTCGACAACGGCCTGACATGGCAGCAGCTTTCCATGAAGCCTCAAGATGCGCAGATGCTGGAAAGCCGGAAATTCAGTGGTGAGCAGATCTGCCGGATATTTGGCGTCCCGCCTGCCATGGTCGGTTTCGGCGACAAGGCATCGAACTGGGGCACGGGAAAAGAGGCGGATGTTCTCGGTTTCCAAAAATTCGCCTTGCGAAAGCGGCTCAAGCGAATGGAGCAGTCGGTCGAGAAGCAGCTTATTCCGCTTTCTGAGCGCCGATCGCAGGGCATCACAATCGAATTCAGCCTGGAAGGACTGCTGCGTGGTGATACCGCCAGCCGATACGAGGCGTACGAAAAGGCCATTCGAATGGGTTTGGCCACGCGCAACGAGTGCCGCGCGCTGGAAAACCTGCCGCCGATCGACGGCGGCGACGTCGTGACGGTGCAGATGCAGGACATTCCGCTTGTGAATGCCATCAACGGAGATCGAAATGGACAAGAAAACGGCTCCGATTCTTGAGATCAAGTCGCTCAAGGATACCGGTGAGTTCGAAGGTTATGGCTCGACGTTTGGCGGTGAGCCGGACGTTTACGGCGATGTCATCGCGGTCGGCGCATATACCGAAAGCCTTGCCAATCACAAAGCCAAGGGCACCATGCCCAAGCTGTTCTGGCAGCACAATCGCGACGAGCCGATAGGCAAGTGGGTTTCCGCAAAGGAGGACGATCACGGCCTGCTGATGCAGGGAAAGCTGAACATGGACGTGCAGCGTGGCCGTGAGGCTTATGCTCTGCTGAAGGCCGGCGATATCGATGGGCTTTCCATTGGCTACCGGATCCAGAGGCACAGCGTGGACGACGAAACCGGTATCTGGACGCTGGAAAAGCTTGATCTGATCGAGGTTAGCGTCGTTTCCGTCGGCGCCAATGAACATGCGGTTGTTCAGAGCGTGAAAGCGGCGAAGGCCGTGCATGAACTGACCGAAAAGCTGAAGGCCGGGGACCGGCTGACAGAACGTGAATTCGAAACCTGGCTCAAGGGGCTTGAGGTTGGTTTCTCGAATTCTCAGGCCGAGCGCGCCGCGCGTGTCTGCCTGAAAGGACAGGGGGAGCCTGTCGACGCGGCTGATGACGGCGTGGAATTCCTCCGCGCCCTTGTGGGCTGAAAGCCCGATCTCAACCGAAAACTGGAGGTTCCCCATGTCGGGACGTAAACTCGCCATCCTTGGTGGCGGATCGATTGCCTTTGTCGTGGCGTCCATGGCGGCCATGCCGTTCGGCCCGCGCATCATGCTTGAACCGCCGGAGCGGTCCGGCGGCAATGGCAGCAAGACTGCTGCGGAGCTGGCTGCCGAGTTCAAGCGCGAATTCGAGACCAAGCATGACAAGGTGAAGGAAATCGCTGAAAAGGCGCTTGCCGAGGCCGAAAAGGGTACGCCGCTGGCGACCACTGCCAAGGAACTGGCCGACGAGGCGATCAACGGCATGAACGATGCCAAGGCTCGCCTCGATGAGCTCGACCAGAAGATGGCGCGGCGCGGCGGCGAAGGTGACGAAGCCCGCACGGCCGGCGAACGCTTTGTCGAAGACGAAAACTTCAAGGCATTTGCCGGGCAGACCCGTCCGCGTGGTCGTGTTCTCGTCGAGGTGAAGGATATCACGTCGCTGACGACGGATGCTCCGGGCTCTGCCGGCGCGCTGATCCCTTCCGACCGTCGCGGCATGCAGGTCGAACTGCCGCAGCGCCGTATGACGGTTCGTTCGCTCCTGATGCCTGGCCAGACGTCCAGCAGCTCGATCGAATACGAGCAGGAGAAACTGTTCACCAACAATGCGGCGCCGGTGGCCGAAGGCGCCCTCAAGCCGCAGTCGGAACTGCAGTTCGAAGACAAGGTCGCCAACGTCCGCACTATCGCCCACTGGATGCGCACTTCGGTGCAGATCCTGGCGGACGCTCCCGGCCTGCGCTCGATCATCGACCAGCGCCTGCGCTACGGCCTGTCCTACGTCGAGGAACAGCAGCTTCTCAACGGTTCCGGCGTCGGTCAGAATATCCTCGGGCTGGTGACCGCCGCGACGGCTTTCGCCGCTCCGGGCGGTTTGGCCGCGACCACGCAGCTCGATACCATTCGTCTGATCATTCTGCAGGCGGCGCTGGCGGAATATCCGCCGAACGGTATCGTCATGAACCCGATCGATATGGCCGGGATCGAAATGCAGAAGGACGATACCGGCCGTTACATCATCGGCAATCCGCAGGGCACGATCCAGAAGACCCTGTGGGGCCTGCCTGTGGTGGAAACGCAGGCCATGGGCGTCGACAAGGCGCTCGTCGGCGCTTTCAATCTCGCCGCCCAGATCTTCGACCGTCAGGATGCGACAGTCGACGTTTCGACCGAAGACCAGGACAACTTCGTTCGCAACAAGGTGACGATCCGCGCAGAAGAACGCCTTGCGCTGGCGATCTATCGCCCGCAGGCCATCGTCTACGGTGATCTCGGGCGCGTGGCCTGATCTTTTTCGGCTCATACCGACCGGTGCTGCTCTGTGGCGCCGGTTTCATGAACCGAAGGAGGCAATGATGATCAAGGCAATTCTCACAAAGCCGTTGGATGGTGATCCCGAAGGATCTGAACGCGAATTCGACAAGGTCGATTTTGACCGTTTGGAGGCGCTGGGAGCGGTCCGCAAGGCCGGCGATGTTGCCGCAAAGGCTGCGCCGCCGGTCAAAAACAAGATGGCGCCGCCTGTCGCGAACAAATCTCTCGATACGTAAGGGCAAACCAATGGCAAACGTCGTCATCAAAGAACTGGGACCGCTCTACACCTTGGAAGAGGTCAAGGCGCATCTGCACGTCGACACGAGTGATGACGACGCAACCATTCAGGCCTATATGGATGCTGCTGAAAAGGCGGTTCTCCAGTATTGCAACGTCACGCTGGTCCCTCTCGGCGCTGAAAGCGTGTTCAAAGTTGCGGCACTCATGATCGTCAGTGATCTGTTCGAGAATCGCAGTGGCGGGGAGGGTATTCCGTCTGCGGCGCAGATGCTGATCAATCCATATCGTTGGCTGCGGGTGTGATCCATGGCGCCGAAGCTTCAGGCTGGTGATTTCAAGAACCGTGCGCGTTTCGAAGCCAGGGCTATCGTGGATGACGGCTATGGGAACCCGGTTTCCGGCGACTGGGAAGAGAAGTTCAAGGTCTGGGTCGCGCTGCGTCCAGGCGGCCTGTCTGAAGCTGTCGTTGCCGCTCGGCTGGAAGGGACACAAGTGCTTCACGTCTATGTTCGCGCATCCACACAGACGCGGCAGATCACCTCGGAATGGCGGATGAACGTCACTGATCACGGTGTCGAGCGCGAATACGCGATCAGTGCGCAGCCAGATGGGCTGACCATGCCCGGTTTCATCTACTTTCAAGCGAAGAGCGGCGTGGCCGCATAGGAGGCAGTATGGCTCGCGTCCGTTTCAAGGCTGATTTCGATTATAAGCCGTCATCGCAGGTCACGATTGGGTATATTTCCGGAATGGAAAAGACCGTGAAGCGCGAATGTGCTGATCAGGCGATCTCGCAGGGCAAGGCGGAAGAAATCACGACTGGTGGCGTCGTTGGCGACGGTGCGGATGAATGAGTGCCGGCAAGGATCTCTGGGGAGCCATGCTTGCGGCAATGAAGGCGAATTCTGCCCTTATGTCACTGGTTGACGGCATTTATGACAAGGCTCCCGCGAATCCATTTGGTGCGCGCGAGACCTATATCAGCCGCGGGCCTATTTCCGGATCCTCCCAGGATGCCGACTGTATCATCGGTCAGGAGATTACCGCGCAGATCGATATCTGGTCTCGCAAGCCAAATCGATGGTCCGTCGATGATGTGATTTCTCAGGTTCGGAAGTCGCTCCACGAGGCGTATCTGCCGCTACCGGGCACTGCGCTTGCTGCGATCGAAGTTCGTCTATGGCGGGTGACGGACGATCCTGATCCGACACAGCAGCACGGTGTTGTTCAGGTTCTCGCGATCGTGGAAGAGGCGGAAGACGTTTGAGCGCGAAGATTGCAGGGCTGAGCAAGCTGCAGCAAAAGTTGGCTCGACTGCCGTTAAGGGTGAAGCAGCGAATCCGCGAGGCGATGGAGGAGGGGGCGAAGGACATCGTTTCTCTGGCCCGCTCACTTGTTCCTGTCGATAGCGGCGATCTGCGAGACAGTATCGGCTGGACATGGGGTGACGCGCCGAAAGGTTCGCTGAAAATCGCCAGCGTGAAATCGGCTGCCGGTGACATGACCATAACCGTCTATGCCGGTAACAGCGAGGCGTTCTATGCGCGTTGGGTCGAGTTTGGAACGTCAGCGCACACGGCCGGCGGCAAATTCTCTGGTTCGACTATTCCGGCCATTCCGGCGCAGCCGTTCTTTTATGTCAGTTTCCGCGCCCTTCGTCGACGCGTGAAAAGTCGCATATCGCGCGCGACAACCAAGGCAGCCAAGGAAGTGGCCGCCGGACGATAATCCACATTCGTGCGGTTCGCCGCTTTCCAATGCCATAGGAGATAAATCATGGCACCTCCCGTCACTGCTCGCTTTGGCAAGTTCCGCGTTTTGCTCGGAAGCGACGCCGATCCGATCGTTTACGCCGCACCGTGCGGCTTTACCTCGAAGTCGCTGACCTTGGGGAAATCGCTCTCCGAAGTTTCGATTCCGGATTGCGATGATCCTGACAAGCCGATTGCCACCGGCCGCGATGTCGAAAGCACGACTGCATCTGTGTCTGGCGAAGGGGTGCTTGCCGCATCTGCCTTGCCAACCTGGATCGCGGCTTACAAAAGCACCGAGGCCGTGCCGGTCAAGGTCGAGATCGAGTTCTCGACTGGCACGCTGACGTTCACCGGCCTCATGCATCTTGAAACGCTGGAGATCGGCGCGGAGCAGGGTGGTCGCGTAACCATCTCGGTATCGCTTCAGTCCGATGGCGAACTCGTCGATACGGACACGTTTGCATGAGCCGTGATGCCTCGATCACGATCCCCTGGGCCGATGGCGATTTCAAATTCCGTCTCGGCTGGGGGGAGTTGGAAGAGCTACAGGAGAAGACCGACGCGGGTCCCTACGTGGTCCTGCAGCGGCTCCATGGCGGCACGTGGCGTGTGCAAGATATCTCCAACGTCATCCGCATGGGCTTGCTTGGCGGCGGTATGGCGCCGGATCAGGCGGTCAAGAAGGTTCGATATTACGTCGAGCAGCGCCCGCCGATGGAAAGTGTTTCCCATGCGATAGCCATCCTGTCGGCCGGTCTGATGGGAGCGCCGGATGAAGGCTTGGGAAAGCCCAAGGCGCCAAAGCGGAAGGCGGGCAAAAGGTCGACGACCTCCCGAACGGAAAAATCCGATTTGGCGTCATCTACGGAACCGGTGCAGCCGTAGGCTTTTCGCCTCAACAGGTGCGAGCCATGTCCATGTGGCAATACATGGCCGCGATCGAGGGATATGTGCAGGCGAATACGCCAGACGACGGTAAGCTTTCCAGTGCTGACGTTGATGATGTCTGGCAGTGGATGCAGGAAAAGGACATGGCGCCTAATCCATGATGCTTGACGGAAGGCATGTTACCGATCCCTTCCCGCTCCGTTCGTTGTAGGTACCTAGAGCCTCTGCAACCTTTTTGTACTCGGCTTTTCGTTGTTCGCATTCTGTCTTCGATAGGTTTTTAGCGACGACTTTCTCCGTGTTTCCAAGGGCGTGCACAAGCGCATAAGTTTCGGCTGAATTGGCGATAACAACCCCAGCTGTCGAAAATATTGCGGCGAAAATGACAGCAATCGTCGATTTGAAAATGACGTTCATACGTTTCTCCGGTTTGCGTAATCGTCCCTAAGCTAAGAGAACCCTATAATGGCTGCAACCGATCTTGAGCGCCTCGTGGTGCAGCTTTCGGCTGACATCAAAAAGTACGAGAGTGCGATGAACCGCGCTCAGGGAGTTACCAACAAGCGTCTTGGCGCCATTCGTAAGCAGGCAGAGACAAGCAGCGTTGCAATTGCCGCATCCTTCGCGAAGACCGGCGCGCAGATCGCTGCGGCTTTTGTTGCCTCGCAGTTCGTTCGTGGTGCGGTGGAGTTGTCGGACGCTGCCACGCGGATCGACAACTCGCTCAAGGTCGCTGGCCTGTCCGGCGAAGAATTAGAAAGGGTTTACCAGCGCCTGAGCAAGGCGGCTGTAGAGAATGGCGCTCCCGTCGAGACGCTTGCCGCTCTCTACGGAAAAGCTGCGCAAAACCAGAAAGAGCTCGGCGTCAGTACAGAAGAACTAATTGGCTTTACCAACAATGTGGCGTTGGCGCTGCGCGTTGCTGGCACAGATGCTCAGTCGGCCAGTGGCGCTCTTTTGCAGCTTGGTCAGGCGCTAGGGGCGGGCAAGGTCCAGGCCGAAGAGTTCAATTCAGTTCTTGAGGGTGCGCCGACGATCGCGCAGGCTGTTGCGGCTGGATTGAAGGAAGCTGGAGGATCTGTATCTCGTCTGAAGGCTCTTGTTATCGACGGAAAGATTTCCTCAGAAGCATTCTTCCGCGCATTTGAGGCTGGGGCCCCGACGCTTCAGGAGAAGGTGAAAAACGCCGTTTTCACGGTTGAGCAGGCCAATGTAAACCTGAAGACGTCTCTTATTGATGTGGCTCGTGAGTTTAACAATAGCACAGGGGCAAGCCGAAACTTTGCGGATGGGATCAACTGGGCAGCGCGTGAGATAGCGGCGTTCGACGTCGCTGGCCTGATAAAAAAAGTTCGGGATGCTCGCACGGAGATCGATGATTTCTTCAACAGCATTCCGCAATGGCAGGGTCTTAATAAGGCTCTTGGCGTGACGGATGGCGAAGGGCAGTTCATCAACCCCGCTCTCGATGCAGCCCAGACAAAAATCAAGAATGTCGAAGGCGCGATCATGGATTTGGAGGATCGCATCGAAGCGAACCCTCAAATGGCTATCGATACCAGCCCAGCCATGGTGAAGCTCAAGGAGCTGAGGGCAGAGCTTTCTAGGCTGCAAGCGCAGTTAGGAACGATCCCGGCAACGATCGAAGGATACCGGATTGGCGAGAACGGTTTTGAAGCTGTACCAGGCGGCTCTGAAGCCGGCACCAATGGTCAAATGGGTGGATCTCGGATCCGTGGCGGAAAGAGGCGCCAGCCATCGGCTGCAGTGGTTACGCCCGTATCTATCTCTGACTTCAAGGCTCCTGTCGGCGGCAAGGAAGCGAAAGCGCGCAAAGAAAGTCTCGACGATTACGCCAGCGAAATAAAGCAGATCAAAGAGCGCACCGCCGCCATTCTTGCTGAAACTTCAGCTCAGGCAGGTGTCAATCCTCTGATCGAGGATTATGGTTTTGCCGTCGAGAAAGCGCGGGCAAAGCAGGAGTTGCTGACAGCCGCGCAAGAGGCCGGGAAGAAGGTCACTCCTGAGCTTGCGAAAGAGATCGAGAGCCTATCGACCGCTTATGCTCTCGCTGTCGTCGAAAGCGAGCGGCTTTCGGAAAAGCAGGACGAAATCCGCGAACGAGCAGAGAACGCTCTATCGACGGCAAAGGATGTCACGCGAGGTCTTATCGACGGATTAACCGATGGCGCCAAAGCCGGAGACCTTGTCGTATCTAGCCTGAAGAAAATAGGCGAATCACTGATCAATGACGTTCTCGACAGCATCTTCAAGATCAATAGCGCTGGCGGCGGCGGCGGTGGGTTCCTGTCCGGTCTGCTTGGCCTGTTCGGCGGCGGCGGCGGTTTCAAAGCCAATACTACGTTTGGCGCATTTATTGGCGCTGTTCCGGGTTTCGCCAAAGGTACAAATTTCGCTCCAGGTGGTCTCGCTGTCGTAGGAGAGAAAGGCCCGGAGCTGGTCAATCTCCCGCGTGGCGCGCAGGTGATACCCAAGGTCCCCAAGAACATCAACGGTGGGGGAGTTTCCGTTTCAATGCCAATCAACATCGATGCAACGGGAGCCGACAGCGCAGGGCTTGCGCGGGTCGAGCGTCAGCTTGCTAAGCTGAAGGCGGATCTTCCTGGCACAATTGTTGGAACTGTTAAGGATGCGCAAAAGCGCAGGGCTGTCTGATGGCGATTGCATTTCCGCGCGAGCTTCCGGATGTCGGCTATGTGACCGCCGATTTCGTTCTCGATGATGGCGTGAAGGCGTCGGCTTCGGGTGCGCGGCTGGTAAACTACACGCAGGTGGCTGATCCCGCGTGGCGGGCATCGCTCGTCACCCGGCCGCTTGCCTATAGCAAGTTTTCTGAGCTTGAGGCATGGTGGATGTCTCTGCGGGGTGGTTTACGCGGCGTGTTGTTTCGACATCCGCATGTATGCTTTCCTAAGAACCACGGAAGCAATCAGGCGCCTGCCAATGATCCCGGAAACCTTGTTTCGGTTTCTTCCGGCAATGTGCTCTCGGTCAATGGCGTCGATGCTGGCCTTGCGCTGTCCGTTGGTGATCGGGTGGGGCTGGAGAATTCAGGCCGATACTATGTCGGGCGAATTTCAGAGGTTTCCGGCTCTGGTGTAGCCCGTAGCATCTCTATTGAGCCTCCGCCGTTTTCGGCAGTCTCTTTTGCTGGGGCAGTTGTTCGGTTTGCGCGGCCTGCTCTACTCATGCGGCCCGTGCCTGGTAGCTGGTCTCCGCAGCAGTCATCCGGTCGATACGTGGCGTCGTTCCAATTGGTCGAGGCGCGCTGATGGCTCTCTCTGCGGAAATCAAGGCTCTCTACGACGAGGGCCGCATAAGCACGCGCCAGATGCTGCGGTTTCAGTTTGCGTCCGGCGTCTACGGGTTCATCGCTCGATCGGAGCCTCTTACCTATTCCGGTGTTGAATACAAGCCTTTCGGCCTGATCGAGGTTTCGGATATCGGCGGTGGCTCTGGCACGACGGCGGACGGCAGTTTCACGCTGACGCTTGCCGAAAGCCCGGACGATGGCCTGACGCCTGAAATCCTTCTGCAGATCGAGAACGAAGACTATCGCGACCGGCCCGTCGTGGTCATGGATGCTCATTTCCATCCTGATACATGCGAATTGATCCAGGTTGAGACGGTCGCTCGGGGCTATCTGGATGTGCTCAATCACGAAGCGGATCCGGAGCGTGGTTATATCCTGACTGCCATGTGTGAAGGTCGGCAGCTTGATTACAGCCGCCGCAATGGCCGGGTTCGTTCAATGGCTGATCAGCAGCGTCGATCTGCCGGAGACCTGTTCTTCCAATATGCGGGGCAGGCGGGCCGCGTGGAAGTTTTCTGGGGCCGCGTGAAGGCTGCAGCAGCGACCACCAGCAATGCCGCCGCATCCATTTTCAACTCTCTGAAAAACGGCTGATCATGAGACATCCTGAATGGCAAGAACGCCTCAACTCGGTTGTGGCGAAGCATCAAGCGTGCGCCGGTCAATGGGGCGTGTCCGACTGCTGGATTATGACCATGGATGCCATCGAGGCTGTCACAGGCGAGCGTATCCTTTCGGAGTTGCAGAAATACAAAAGCGAAGCGGAAGGATACAAGGCTTTTCGTAAGCGTGGCTACAAGCTAACCGTTGAGGAAGCGCTTCTAAAGGCGCTGGGAGACCCTATTTCGCCCATGACCGCCATGCGTGGCGATGTCGGTGTTATCGACCGTGACGGTGCTATTTCCTGCGGTGTCTTCACTTCAGCCGGGTTCGCGGTGCGCACGATCTACGGTCGTGTCGATCATGTCGCCGGCAAGCGTATCGAGGTCATGACCGGATACGACTTGCAGTTCCTTCCCCTTTCCGCCGTCGCGCGCGCATATCAGGTTCGATAGATGCCATTCATTTCCGCTCTGGTCAGCATCGGAACCGCTATAGGCTCTGCGATCGGCACGCTTGGTATTGTCGGCAAGGCGATTATTGGAATTGGCCTCAACTTCATCGCGGCCAAAATCCAGCAGAAGCTGGCGAAGAAGAACCAGAAAACAGTCACGGGCACGCAGTTCGAGCGGACCTATGGCGAAAATCAGTCACGTCAGGCGGTCTGCGGTATCGGTGGCATCGCGGGTCATGATGTCTATGTGAACACCTACAATAGCTCGAACAAAGATCTTGAGCAGGTCTTCGTGTTCTCGGACTATCCGTGTGATGGCCTAAGCCAGATCTGGGCCGGCGGTACCCTTCTGTCGCTCAATGTGACCGCTTCCGACACGCATTCTACCACGTATGCGGTTGCCAGTGGTGATTACTCCGGCCGCATGACTTTCGTGTTCTACCACGGCACACACACGTCGGCCGATGCTGGCCTGATCACCAATTCGAATCCGACAGGGCGCTGGACTGCTGCCCATCTCGGTGCGGGTCTGTGCTATGTGATCGCGCGGATGACTTACGACCAGGAGAAGCTTGCGAGCTTCCCTGATTTCTTCTTCGAAATCCGTGGGGCTCGGCTTTACGATTTCCGTAAGGATTCGACAGTTGGCGGCTCTGGTCCGCATCGATGGGGCAATTACGCCACTTACGAGTTCAGCCAGAACCCTATCATCATGGATTACAATTATCGCCGCGGCTTCTCATGGGGGCAAAACTCTCTCGGAGAGCCTGACATCTTCCTCGGCATGGGTATGACGACAGCGGACCTGCCGATAGACCGGTATGCGGTGGCGGCGAACATCTGTGACGAGATAGAGGGTGGGGAGGCGCGATATCGATGCTCCATCGTGCTGGATGCGGATGCTGAGCATGGCGACAATATTGATGCGCTGATGACCTCATGCGCCGGCATGGTGATTGATAGCGTGGATGGCTCGTGGCCGTTGATCGGTACTGAGCAGCCGATCGTTGCCACCTTCACGGATGCGGACCTGATCATTGCCGAGCCGGTCCGTTTCCAGAAAAAGCGCTCGATGTCGGAACTGGTAAACTCGGTAGGTGGCACCTATCCAGAGCCGTCGAACATGTGGTCTCCGGCGGGTTACGACACGCAGACCAATGTCAGCCAGGTGGCACTCGATCGCCGAACCCGCGACATGCAGGTGAATTTCGAGACCGTTCCTTCCAAGCGGCAGGCCAATCAGCTTGCCTCGATCTACTACAATGAGAACCGTTTCGAGGCGACGGCAGACCTCGTCCTGCGTCCGTTTTTTCAGGATATCCGTGTCGGTGACTGGGTGCGCTGGGCCTCTGAGCGCTACGGCGATCGAGTGTACATCGTACAGAGCCGGTCAATCCGGGCGCTGACGACGGATGGCCCGCGCAACGTGTCGCTGTCGCTTCAGGAGCGTGACGGCTCGATCTATGCGGGCGCTGGCACGATCGCGCCCACAGTGCCGATTGGGCCCGGTGAGCCGGTCTATCTCAACGAGCTACAGGATTGGGCGGTTATCCCCGTGCTTGCCGCTGGCGCTGAAGATGGGCGCACCTACCCTGCGTTTCGCATGGCATGGTCGCCGATTGATGACGTGACTGTGGAGAGCGTCCAGTTCCGGTGGTGGCCGGAAGGCGAGCCGACGAACGTCTTTTACCGCTCAGTCCCTCGTGATGTGACCTACGCTCTCCTGCAAGAGGGTATCGTCAGCAACAAGAACTATGTGTTCCAGCACAAGCTGATCGCTCCGACACGGACAACGATCTGGTCGGCCTCTGTTACGCGCACGTCTCTCGACGGTGGCAATGCCGATCTGGAGGTCGGCCTGTCGAACCTGAACAGAGATGTTCTCGACCGCTTCGAGGAAATCCAGGCTGAGAACCAGAGCTTCCTCAATCTTGTAATGGAGACGCTGACAAATTTCAGTCTGGACGGTGCAGTTGGCGAAGTGCAGCGTCAGAAGTTGCGGGCAGAACTGGGTACTGCGTTTGCGCAAATCCTTGAGGAAAGACGGGTCCGTGTTTCAGTCGATGACGCGCTGGCCGAGTTCATCACACTGGTCAACACCAATTTCCTAAACAATGCCGCGAGTGTCGCAACGCAGATCACTGCGCTGTCGAATACCGATGACTCTCTCGCCCAGTCCGTGCAGTCGCTGAATGTTTCCGTTGGTAATGCGACAAGCCTCGCCAACGAGGTTTCCGCGAATGGCCTCGTCAAGTTCACGCTGTCTGCCAACCAGCAGGGTGTGGATGCGCGGTATTCGGTAGCGATCCGAGGAAATATCGGCGCGACCTACAAGGAGACTGGCTTTTTTCTGGAGCTTCACACGGTCTCCGGCGTCCAGCGCACGCGCTTCGCCATCCTTGCAGATCAGTTCGTCGTTACCGATGGCGGGCAGTACACGCTGCCGATGGTGTTCGAGAACGGGATCCTGAAGCTCCAGATCGCCAATATCGGCACGGTTACGGCCGGCATCATCATGAGCAGCAACGGTAAGGCAGTTTTCAACCTGACGTCCGGCTTTCTCTCATTCTCGGATTGACCAATGGCCGTTAGATTTCTGGCGAATGCCGGACGCATCATCATGAGCAAGGCGGGCTACGATGCCAGCCCGTCTTTGCCAGACCAGAACAAGCTTTTCGACAGCAATTGGATGGCGACGGGTCTGGTGATTGCTACGGGAACAGCTTTCAAAACGAGAAACGTCAACCTCGTCATCCCATTTCCTTATGCACTTCACTATGAGCCCGCTGCTTACGCTTTTATAGGTACTGGCGGTGACCCTGGCGCTGGCGACGGCGAAGGGATGCCAGCGGCAGGATACACAACGAAGAATGCCCTGATTATAACCCGAGGGGGCAACTCGGACTTCAATATCCGCTATATCGTCTACGCGGTGTCGATATGAACAGAACCCTGATCGGCTCCCTTTTTGGTCAGCCGGGAATGTACGTGAGCCAGCCGGGCGATGATGTGATGAACCCTACCCGAAACCTGCTTTTAGACAGCAGGTTCTCGTCTCTCGAAATTCACGCTTCGGGAATTCAGGCGTTAAATCGAAGCGGCCCGGTCAACAATACATATTCGTACATTGGTGTCGCCACTTTCGCGGGCTTAGGGTATGTCCCAATCACTTACGTATCGCTCATCGATTACAGCAGTGATGTCGTTTCGTATCCTCTGAGCACCGACGTTAATGGGCGCGTCGCGACGAGTCTTCTAGTCAGGGCTTTTGCTAGCGAAATTCAGGTAAGCTACAACATCGGCGGCGGTAACGGGGCCATCAACGCCAGCTTTGCGTACGTCGTGTTCAGGAGCCGTGCATGACCGAGCGAGTATTCATCGGCAATGATGCCGGAACGTTCAAAATGCGGGTTTCCCGTCCTGGCGTTCCAGCGCGCTCGGGCACAATCGACCAATGCATCATCCATGAAGGCCAGCAGCGCCCCTTGATGTATGTCCTTCAGGGCTACGCCGTCGTCGCGGCTGGGGCGACGGTCACGGTCAATCTGGGGCGATCCTTTGCGTTCCCGCCGGTCGTTATCCTGAAGCATGAGAGCCACCAGATTTTGGCAGTTTCGGCGCGTCTCTCTCTAACTGCTGGCACCATGCAGATTATCGCCCGATCCGACGCTGTCGGCTCACTCGTCAAATACGTGGTCATGGCTCCACAATAAGGCATCTAAAATGGCAAATACGACTTACTCGACAGGGACGATTTCCCTGACGAACGGCTCTGCCGTGATCACTGGCACGGGCACTGGCTGGCAGACGGCGCTTATTGCTGGTGGCGTCATTTATCCCGAGGCTGCCGGTAACCCGCTTCCCATCGCGAGCGTGAATAGCAATACCAGCATCACGGCGGCGATGAAGTGGGCGGGGGCCACTGGCACATATCCCTATGCCATCGCGCGGCAGGATGACGTCAATCAGGTGATGCGCAATGCGCAGACACTGACAGAAGTCATTGAGGAGATCAGAAACGGGACCATCTTTAAATACGACGTCAGCGGTACGCTAGCAGATCGAGATATGTATGGCGCCCAGCCAAAGGGATTCGCCTATCTCGTCACGGAAGGCGACAGCGCCGACCTCTACGTGAAGGTAAGCAGTACACTCAATGACTGGGCTGGGCCCTTTGTCTATGGTGCCGGCCCTGTTGGGCCAATGGGACCGGCTGGATATGCAAATCCGCGCGGCACTTACATCTCTGGCACTGCCTATGCCCGCAATGATGCCGTACTGTTTAATGGGTCGTCTTGGGTAGCTCTTCAGTCCACGACTGGCAATCCGCCGCCGAATCTACCGACTACATCGAATGCATACTGGCAGCTAATCGCAGTTAAAGGCACGGATGGCACGGGCATCGGCGACATGCTGAAGTCGGTATACGATCCGCAGAATAAGCAGACGGATTCGTTTCGGCGAGAAAATCATTCAGGAGATATGCCCGACGGGGTTTTCTTCGCGAACCAATCAGCTCCAACGAAAAAGGCACGTTTCGACCTGGGAGCTATTACAGGTGGGCAATCGCGGATCGTGTCGCTTCCAGATCGCAGCCTGATGCTAAACCCTACATGGGAATTGGTAGGCGAGTATGCGCCGGCGGGCGTGAATTTTGTCGCATTCACCAATCTCGAGAACTACAAAAGGTTACGTTTGTCTGGCCGTATTTCTCTATCATCTTCAGATAAAATGTTTTTCAGAACCAGCAGTGACAATGGGGCTAGCTTCGCTTCAAGCGCGGGCGATTACAGCTTTCAGTCGCTCACGCATGCGTCCACAAATATTGTCTCTTCCAGCCAACCGTCGGCCTCATACGGCATAGTTGCGGATGGGAATTTTACTTCTGGGCAGTTCTGGCTCGAATTTCTAAACTTCAACAAAGCCGGGATTCGTAGTTTGGCGAATTGTGCATTTTCTGCGCTGGCGGGCAGCTCGCCGCAAATGGCAGCTCTTCAGTCTATGACTGTGGTCATGGGAACGGTTGCGCGCAATGCGTTTTTATTGGCCCCTCTGACAGGAGGGACGATCACCGGTGATCTGATATTAGAAGGAAGTCGAGTATGAGGGCGATGTTTGATGGCGTCGAGAGAGATTTGACCGATGAGGAATTTGCAAATTTCTCCGTTGTTCTTGATCAGTCTCTTGCGCCGGCACGGCCACTGACTGCCCGTCAACTCCGTCTTGGATTGGTCTCCAACGGTCTTATGTTGGACCGAGTGGAGGCCTCTATCGCCTCCATCGAGGATGCAAAGGCGCGTTCCATCGCTCGGATAGAGTGGGAATACGCTTCCCAGTTCGAGCGCGACCATCCGCTCATCGAGCATGTCGCGCAGGCACTCGGTTTGGATGAGGCGACGATCGACGGGATGTGGTCGGCTGCCGTTAGCCTTTAATCTGGATTTTAGGAACGAATTTTCCAGCAACCCAACGGCTCAGTCGGATCGAGTTCTCGTCTACATAGACCGTGAATACATGAGCTAAAGCCATAGAGGCAACGATCGACACGGCTATCCCAGAAATGAAAGCCGAGACGAAGCCTGAACCAGACGTGATTAACAAGACGGCTGTTCCGCATCCAAGCGTAAGCAATATAGGTTGGTGCACAAGGTACAGAGAAAAGCTCACCTTACCAAAATAAATGAGTGGTCGGGCTGAGAGAACTTTTTGAATGGCCTGCAGCCTGATCACAGATGCCAGCACAATAGTCACGCCGATCACGTTCACTGCAATCTTGTGATTATTTGGCCCACTAGGTAGTTGGGGAATCGCTGACACCCAGTCGTAAAGATGTCCGTTATTTCGTCCTGCGAGATAAAGGCCAATGACAAGCGATAGCCACCACCAATATTGATTGGAATTGCGCACCTCTGCCTTTTGGGTTGCTAGCGCAACACCGAGCGGGAATGCTGCGAATTGCGCGCCCCAAAAGCCGCCCCATAAACCCAAAGCAATAGCGACAGCGAAGCATGGCATGATCCGGAAGCGCATTGGTGCCACCAGAACTGCTAGGCCGAAAGCAAGGAAAGAGCCCCAAAACTCTATAGGCATAGTCCAAAGAACCTGATTGTAATCCTCCGATGGTATCGGCAGTCGCGTCCAAAGGCTAACCAATCCGTTTTTTAGCGCAGGAAGAAGTTCGGGCTGAGCTAGCGCCCCTGGCAGCCCGACTCCATAAGGCGGCACGCCGATCGCGGTGAAAAATTCAGCTGGTTTGTAAGCGTCTATTTTTTGAAGAGTGAGAACGAATATCACAGAGGTAGCGGCCGGAATTGCTAGTCGCAAATATCGGCCTGCTGCGCGCCTAGAAAGTTGGGCGATGTCACCAGTATCGAAATATATCTTGGTCAGGACATATCCGCTCATTACGAAAAACAAGCATACAGCAAGATTTCCGTTAGCCAAAATATTCAGAGGCGAGTTTCGGAACCATGCCTGAATTGCGCCTTGGTGCACTGCGTCAGGATTGACGGCCGCCGGGAAGAACACCATCAGACCGTGAAATAGAAAAACACTCACTGCAGCGATGCCCCGAAGTGAATCGATGTACTGTGTGTCGTGTCTAGAACTCATGAATAATTCCACTGGTGCGGCCGCGTTTGCTGAGATTTTCCGTACGCTACCGTTGGGCGTGGAGCAACACTACAGGCGCCACTCTCAGTCGCCAAATTTCGAACTTTTGGCTTAGAACAGTGTCCTGTCCGAAGTGGCGCGATTCAGCTCAACCATCGCACTCCGGCGGTTACCAAAATAACGATAAATCGCCTATCGAGAATCCAGATGCTCGTCTAATCTACTAATTGAAACGTGTGGTTATGATTTTTTCCGATAGGGATTGGTATGAGTATGGGTCTCATCAAGAAGATATTTGAGAAGCAAAATGTAGAGCGGCGGGTCAAAGTCGTTTACTGCATAGATCCAATAGGGCTTCTTTCTGAATCAGGTGATTGGCTTTCGCTGTCACTCAAAAGCGTATTGGAGAATACCTCGTTAAACCCCCACGTGCTATATTCTGGGGACGATGTGCAGGTTTGTAGGAAAAAGCTGGGACCGGGTGTGTCCGTCCTTCACTGCCGTTCAAGATTAAGACCCGCAATAGAAGCAAGCAAAGAAAGTGGCAGAAACTTGCCTTCTCACGCGGAGGGAGCATTTCTGCGCTACGAGATAGCAAGCCTATTTCCAAGCGATGATTACATTATCTATGTAGACTGCGACACTTATTTCTTCTCCGACCCGCCATCTTTCTGCGCTGTCGGCCATCCGGTTCATTGTGTTCCTACATCGAAGGACCCCAGCGGCAAGAACCATTACAATTCGGGCGTAATCGTATTTAACGTCAAGGAATATCGAAAGCGAGAAAGTGATTTTTTCGAATATCTCGCTCATACGTTGGGAAACTGGCTTCCCTCATCGATCGATGAGCAGGCCTTCAATTCTTTTTGGGGGGAAATGATCGGGGAGCTCCCACGAGAGGTGAACTGGCGGCCAAAGTGGGGATACAACAAAAATATATCTATTTTGCACGTTCATGGTTTCAAAGGGTACGCGATTGATATGCTTGCGGGAGACCTTCGAAGCCTGCCGTCCCGTGTATTTGACGGCTACCTTTTTGAGTTGGCTTCAGAATATGCTCAGTCTACCCACCCCGTATTTCAATATCTTGAGCTCGCGGAGAAAAAAGGCCATTTACCGACAGGTGGATTGGGGAAGCTGTACGATAATTTAAAATCGCGGATGGACCCGACACATCTATCTGGGACAGTATTAAGGTTAGCATCTGAAAACGTTGCGGCAGCTCGCGACCTTTTGGAAATGAATATTTCCCATAAAATTGTTCCATCCGATCATCTAGTTTTCAGATTGGCCGAATTAACCACTAATTACGTTCGAGTCCACCCTTGTAAAACCGTGGGTTTTGGGGTGGCAGAGATACAGATTCAGGGGAACTCTATTGAGGATGTCAACGTTTTTGCTAATCCATCTATCAGCATAAGTTGTGAGAAAGAAGATTCCTTGATACGGATTTGGTGGGCAGGCGTTGGTCTGGATTGCCACTTCGTTATCGTTGCACCGAATAATTTCGGCGCACCAGTCGAAGAGATTAAAATCTCTTACTGCACGAGCTCGTCGCCTACCGTGTTCGTTCAAACAGAGAACGGCCAGGAAATCCAATTGCAGTCGATAAGTTAAAACTCGCTCGATCACCTGCGCAACCCTAGCCAACCTACCCTCAGAGAAACACCATGACTGTGCAGCCAGCGCAGCGCATTGCCGTGTTCTTTTGAACTGAAACCAACACATCGGAGAAACCTATGACCTCGATGCGCACCAGCGCCGCAGGCCGCATAGCCGTGCGCGAAGGGAACTGCCATGCTCACTGAATCCATGCTGCGAAAGATCAGCAAGACGAAATCCCCGAAGGCCAATCTGCTGGCCGCGATCGTTGCGATAGCGCCGGAATACACGCCTCATCAGCTTGCACACGTTCTGGCGCAGGTGATGCACGAAAGCGGCGGTCTGCAGTTTGATCGGGAGGTGTGGGGACCGACAGCCGCGCAGAAGCGCTATGAGGGACGCAAGGACCTCGGCAACACCCAGAAGGGCGACGGCAGCAAGTTCCGCGGCTATGGCCCGATCCAGGTCACCGGCCGCGCGAACACCACCGCCTTCCGCGACTGGTGCCGCAAGCGCGGGCTGAACCCGCCGGACTTCGTTTCCAAGCCTGATCTGTTCGCCAACTCGCCGTGGGCTGGCTGGTCTGTTGTCTGGTATTGGGAGACGCGCGGGCTCAACAAGTATGCGGATATGAACGACATCGAGATGATCACCCGCAAGGTCAACGGCGGGCTGAACGGCTACGAGGATCGACTTTCCTACTATGACCGCGCCGCCTTGGTGCTGCTCGGGCGAAACCCTGAAGGCATTCTCGACTTCCAGGCAAAGGCCGGGATCAAGGTTGACGGCACCAGCGGCCCACAGACGCGCGCCGAGATGCATCGGCAGCTTGTCGCACTTGTGCCCGGTGAAGCGGCAAAGAAGAGCGTGCAGTCGGCTCCTGTGGTCGAGACGGTAGAAACGACCGTCGAAGTCGAGAAACCGGTCGTGCCGGTCGCTGTCGAGAAGGAAGTGCGTCAGAAGACCAACTGGCTTTCCGGCACGCTCGGCACGCTTTTCACCACGGGCGGGTTCAGCGCGTGGCTGGCGGGCATGAACTGGCAGAGCCTTCTCCTCGTCGCCGGTATCGGTTTCGTTGTGCTGGCTGCTGTCCTGATCGGAGGGGAATGGATCGTTCGGCGCGTCAAGTCGATCCGCAGAGCGATGGAGGCGTGAATGTTCTCCTCCGCCCGCGCTCTCATCATCCTCGCAATCATCGTCGCCCTCTCGCTTGTTGCCCTTTGGATTTACCGGGCCGGCGGGGAGGGCGTGACCAACTCCATCGAAAGGCAGAACAATGAAGCGGCGAAACGCGCTGACCAAGGCGCTCTTGATTACGATGCCTGCCGTGATGCTGGCAGGGTGTGGGGTTTCAGGGCCAGCAAGTGTGGAAGGATTTCGACGGACAGTCGGGACTGACCTGATCGGCGCTCGAGGGGCAACAGACGCGGATCAGCGGAAGATCGACAAGACCGTCGTCCGCCTCTGCTCAAGCAAGGTCTGGACGCGTGACGATTGCGGCCGACATGAAGATGCTCTTCAGGCACCGCCATGAAGGTCTCCGACATCCACGCCGGCCGGTCCTATGCGGATCGGCACGGCAACATCTTCACCGTCCGAGAAATCCATAACGGGCGGGCTTACTTCAATCTTGAGGGCATACACCTGCTGCCGTTGGCGTCATCGAACATCGAGGGGTTCGCTGATGCAATGGTGCAGGAACTGAAAGGGCATGGGGACTGATGCCAGGAACCGATGACATGGCGAACGGAAACGATTTGAACCGCAGCTATACCGATGCCGTGACCGCGCAGCTCGGCGAGCGCGTGACCAATCTGGGTCGGCGGCAAACCGATCTTGAAACGGAAATGCGGGCCGGTTTCAAGGCGATGGAAAGTGGGATGTCCACTCTCGCCAACGAGATGCGGGCTTCCGTCTCAGCCTTGTCGGCCAATCTTGCCGAGCGTAGCCGGACGCAATGGCCTGTGATTTGGTCCGCTGCCGGTGTCTGCACCGCTGCGCTTATCGCCGCCGGGACATTTGTCTATGGCACTCTGTCGACCCGTCAGGATCGAACCGACACGACGATTGTCAGTGTCGTGGACAAGATGGTCACGCAGAAGGAGATGGAATGGCGCACCGCTCGCAGCCAGGAAGACCGGTTGCGAACGGAAGGAGCTATCAAGGAAATCCGTGCGGATCTAGTGCCGAGGGCCGAACATACCCGTGTCTGGCAGAATGGAGAGCAGCGGGATGCTGACCTTCAGAGGCAAATTGACGAAATCAAGCAGGCACAGGGGAACGTCTATGGCGCCCGAGACGTGATCCTTGACCTTCGGGAGAGGCTGGACCGCGTGGAGCGGCAGAGGCTTTCCCCGCCATAGTTTTCGCGCTACACTTCCGATATCGCGCATTCCCATCCTGACCCGCGGCCCTAACCGGCTGCGGGTCTTTTTTTGCGTTCATCGTTTCAATCGGCCCAGCAGATCATCCAGCGCCTGGTTCTCTCCAAGCCCCAGAGCAAGGTTCTCCGCGACCTCGATGATAGCTGCCAGCGTCTCGGCGTGCACCCAGCCAGAGACATGCGCATCGGCCACGATCTGCTGCACACGGTCATCGATTGCTTCCTGACATTCGATGAACCGGTCCAGCGATCCTGGCTTAGGTGGTTTGATCTCGTCCATGGTCGGCATCCCTCCGAGCGACCATCTTATCATAATAGTCTTCCACTGCCCTAGCCGCCTCTGCGGAAGTAGGCTTCCACCCATTATGAGGCAAGAGCACCGGGACACGCTTCGGGCCATACCCGCACCAGCGCCATTCGTTTTTGTGGAGGGTCTGAACGTCGAGATAGATTCGCCCGATGTTGAAGTCGCCGTCCCAGCCGGTGTAGTCCTCGTGCGGCTTGCCGTTCAGGCCCGGCTCATCGCCCCATGTTCGCGTCCAGCGGTATTTTTTCTGCCATTCCATGTTTTACAGCCGCTCCGAACGGTAACGGCGTTTTCTAACGCAATTCGGCTGGTTTTACAGCCATGCCGTTGAGCGGGCGACTATGGAATGAGCTTCCCAAGCTCGTGCTTTAGATGTCGTCGGCGCGATCGCCGTCCTGAGTTGGCACGTAATTGTATGCTTCAATTGCTGCCAGACAATTGCGCAGTTGTTGCTCTTCACCAAGCTCGTAGATGATTTTGACGAATTGAGAGCCGCCGCCGAGATAGCTTGCACGTAGGCCGTGGAGGAAGGCCAGCGTGTGTATCTCGTCAATTGTCTTGGCTACTGCGTCGACCTGATTGTTGATGTTGAGAATAAGGCCAGGCATTGAGTTCCCGCGTCAAAGCTCGTTTTCAAACTGATACAGGTTGTGCCTGTCGGCGACGATCTTGCCTGCATTTCGTGGATTTGCATAGGTGCCGAGGAAAACCGCGACGCTGCGCCATCCGCCCGCGTCCATGGTTGATTTCACGTCGATGCCCATTGCCAGAGTATTGTTCGCAAATGCATGCCGCCCGCATGTGTGCGAGGGTTTGTAGGTTATTTCTGCGCGCTGGCAGACCGCTTTGATGCGCTCGTTGACGGAATGACGGTTGCGATACCTGAAAACTCGATCCTGCGGGTCGGTGTCTCTGCTCATCTCGAATAGACGTGTCACCAGCTGGTCAGTAAGGAAGCGCGTGGAATTGTGCTCAGTCTTTGTCTTTCTGAGTAATGCGGTTCTGCCGGCGAAATCGATATCCTGCCACCGCAATGATATGGCCTCTGACACGCGGGCGCCGGTCTGGCTCATGAAAAGTACGAGAGCTGCGACATGGGGGAGGCGATCTTTCGCGCACTGACGAACAAATGTCCCCAGCCATGCTTGTGAGGCTGCCTTCTTCCGAAGCGGTCTTTCCTGCTTAAAGTTCCTGATCCGGACGGAATGTACCCAGCCGCGATCGAGGCCATGGTAGCAGACGGCGCGGATCGGCGTGATGACGCAGCGGTTCTTTGTGGCGTTGGCCTGGGTCGGATAGAGTGTCTGCGCTAGCTTGCGGACATCGAACGGAACAATCTCCGACAGGTAGGTCTCTCGAAGGTGTGGTAGTATCCTCGCGAGGTATTTGCTCTCCCCACCGTTCTCGATGTAGCTGGCTGCGGCTTCGCCGAAAGTGCGAGCGGTGCGGGTCTCGGTGGCCGGAAGTGTCGGCCGGAACGTCAT